CAGTGGATTCTTGGAAAGACGAATTTGCGTTAGTTGTATTGCTTGCTCCTGCCATATTAGTCTTCATTCCGGGCATGAGAGAGTATGTGCAAAGTGGCTTTGAAGTATTAGCAACACTACCCGATTGGTATCAATATCTTTTATATATTGCAATCTCTGCATCTTTTGGTATAAAGGGTGTAGGTCAAGCAGCAAAGATGTTAAGGAAAAAATAATGATAAATTTTTTTAAATGGTTGTTTAGTAATCCTAATAGAGATTTGTCTAAACATAGACTACACACAACTAAATATCAAGATTTATGTATGTAAGGAAAGTAAATGAATTTAAAAAAACTACAAGACGAATTAGCTAAAGACGAGGGCATAAAATATGAATTGTACCTCTGCACAGAAAATCATTTGACGGGGGGTATAGGGCATCTTATCACAGAATGGGATGTAGATTATTATGGTAAACCTATAGGATATCCTGTGCCTGAAGAACAAGTCAATCAATGGTTTGAGAGAGACATAGCAACAACTATAAACGATTGTAAGCTATTGTTCTCTCAATTTGACAACTTGCCTGAAGATATACAGCACGTATTAGCAAATATGTGTTTTCAACTTGGTAGACCGAGACTATCCAATTTTAAGAACATGATTGCTGCTGTAGAAAATAATGACTGGGAAAAAATGGCAATCGAGATGGAAGATTCTCGTTGGTTCAGACAAACAAAAAACAGAGCCAAGCGTTTAATAGCAATCGTTGACAGGCACTATTACAGAGAGAATGTACCAACATGAGTAGACAACTAACAGAAAGACAACAAAAGTTTTTAGCAGTTCTTTTTGACGAAGCTAACGGTGATGTTGTAACTGCTAAAAAGTTAGCAGGATACTCCGATGCATCTAATACTAGTGAAATAGTTAAATCTATTAAAGATGAAATACTAGAAGCCACACAATTATTTATGAGTAGAAATGCACCTAAAGCTGCGATGGCTATGGTTGGTGGTTTATATGACCCTACAGAGTTAGGTATAAAAGAAAAGATGGCTGCGGCTAAAGAATTATTAGATAGGACAGGATTAGTTAAGACTGAAAAAATGCAAGTAGAAAGCACAGGCGGTGTTATGCTATTACCTGCAAAGAATGATGGATAGAAGTGTAGGTAAGTGGAAGTTACCACAGCCAACAGATTTAAAAGATGAAGAACAAAAAGAATGGATGCAGATACCACGTATAGCACGTATCATTCCTTTTGGATATAAACTAAACGAAGAAGACCCAAATTTACTTGACCCCATACCATATGAATTGGAAGCCATAGAACTAGCAAGAAAATATACAAAGCAATATTCTTTTAGACAAATAGCAAATTGGCTGACAAAGAAAACGGGCAGAGATATATCTCACGTAGGGTTAAGAAAAAGGTTAATGCATGAGCAACAACGTAAGAACAAAGCTAGAACTCTTAAACGATGGTCTGAGTACGCAGAAAAGGCGATACAAAAAGCGAAAGCCATCGAAGAAGAAAGAACAGGTGCAAGAGCCTAAGATACAAGAAGTATCTGATGTAGAAGCTGTACCTATAGAAGAACAAAATATAATCTTCAGACCAAACAAAGGACCTCAAACAGAGTTTCTTGCAGCAGGTGAAAGAGAAGTTTTATATGGTGGTTCAGCAGGTGGTGGTAAATCATATGCCATGCTTGCAGACCCTTTACGGTACATGGGTCATCCATCATTTAGTGGGTTGCTACTGCGACACACAACAGAAGAACTTAGAGAACTTATATTTAAATCTAAGGAAATGTATCCTCAAATATGGAAGGGTATTAAGTGGTCAGAAAGAAAGATGCAATGGGAAGCACCATCAGGTGCTAGGTTATGGATGTCTTACCTAGACCGAGATGATGATGTACTTCGTTATCAAGGTTTGGCATTTAGTTGGATAGGGTTTGATGAATTAACCCAATGGTCTACTCCGTATGCTTGGAACTATATGCGTTCACGTTTGCGTTCTACTGCACATGATTTACCTGTGTATATGAGAGCAACAACTAACCCCGGAGGTCCGGGTCACCAATGGGTTAAGAAAATGTTTATCGACCCAGCACCATACGGAAAGCAATTTGATGCCACAGATATTGAGTCAGGTAATGTCCTCACCTATCCAAAAGGACATAGTAAAGAAGGACAAGCATTATTTAAAAGAAGATTTATTCCTGCAAGATTATCGGATAACCCTTATCTCGCAGAGCAAGGTGACTATGAAGCAATGCTTCTTTCCTTACCTGAACACCAACGTAAGCAGTTGCTTGAAGGTGATTGGGATATTAAAGAAGGTGCTGCTTTTACTGAGTTTGATAGGAATATTCACGTTATTGAACCTTTTTCAATTCCAAGAAATTGGGTTAAATTTAGGTCTTGCGATTATGGTTATGGCTCTTATAGTGGTGTGTTGTGGTTTGCTGTTTCTCCAGATGAGCAGATTATTGTATATAGAGAGTTGTATTGTAGTAAAGTCCTTGCCACAGATTTGGCAGATATGATATTGGATGCTGAAGCTGATGATGGAAATATTAAGTATGGGGTTTTGGATAGCTCTCTTTGGCATAAACGTGGTGATACTGGTCCTTCTTTGGCTGAACAGATGATTATGAAGGGATGTAGATTTAGACCTTCAGATAGAAGTAAAGGCAGTCGTGTATCAGGAAAGAATGAAATACACAGACGTTTACAAGTAGACGAGTTTACAGAAGAACCTAGACTAGTGTTTTTTAATACGTGCACAAATATGATTTCGCAACTACCTGCATTGCCTTTGGATAAAAAAAATCCTGAAGATGTAGATACAAGAGCAGAAGACCACTTGTATGATGCGTTAAGATATGGTATAATGTCAAGACCAAGATTTAGTATATTTGACTATGACCCTATAGGTAGACCAAGTAGTAGTATGCCTGTAGCAGATTCAACCTTTGGATATTAATATGGCAGAAGAAGAAATAATGATAGAAGACGAAGCAATCGCATTAGACGATGTAGAAGAAACAACTGTGTATGACACAGGGGTATCTAGTCTTGTAGACTACGTTATGGAAAAGTTTACAAAGTCAGAGGATTATAGATATGAAGACGAACAAAGATGGGTTCGTGCTTACAGAAATTATAGAGGTATATATGGTCCTGACGTACAATTCACTGAAGCTGAAAAATCTAGGGTATTTATTAAAGTAACTAAAACAAAAACATTGGCTGCATATGGTCAAATAGTAGATGTTCTATTTGCAGGTGGTAAATTTCCTGTAAGCATAGAACCTACAGAATTACCTGAAGGAGTAAAAAAAGATGTTAATTTCGACCCTAAAGAACCTCCGGAACTACGTAACCAAAGTCCTACAATGGAATCTCCTTATGGTTTTAACGGTGACGGTAAAGAACTACCTAGAGGAGCTACTGCACAAAGCTTACAAGAAGGTCTTGGACCTTTGGAAGAAAAGCTTAGTGAGGTTGAGAATCTTAAAGAGGGGGTTGGTAAAACTCCTACAGCGATAACTTTCAGTCCTGCAATGATTGCAGCAAAGTCTATGGAGAAAAAGATAATAGACCAACTGCAAGAATCAGGTGCAACAAAACATCTTAGAAGTACAGCTTTTGAAATGGCTTTATTTGGTACAGGTGTAATGAAAGGACCTTTTGCTGTAGATAAAGAATATCCTAATTGGGATGGAGCAGGAGATTACAATCCTGTATTTAAAACTATACCACAAGTAAATCACGTTTCAGTTTGGGATTTTTACCCTGACCCTGATGCAAATAATATGGATGAAGCACAATTCATAATTGAAAGACATAAGATGTCACGTACTGATTTGCGTGGTTTAAAACGCAGACCATACTTTAGAGCAAACGTGATAGACGAAGCAGTTAATGCAGGCGAAAACTATACTAAAAAATATTGGGAAGATGACCTTACTGACTACAATCAAGACAACTATGTAGATAGATATGAAGTGTTAGAATATTGGGGTATGATTGAAACTGAAATGCTTTTAGAGCAAGAGGTTGATGTTCCTGACGAATTAAAAGATTTTGATGAACTACAGGCAAACATATGGATTTGTAATGGTAAATTATTAAGAGCAGTATTAAATCCATTCAAACCTTCTAAGATACCTTACATGGCAGCTCCATACGAACTAAATCCATATTCATTTTTTGGTGTAGGTTTAGCAGAGAACATGGATGACACACAAACCTTGATGAATGGTTTTATGAGAATGGCAGTGGACAATGCTGTGTTATCAGGAAACCTATTGATAGAAGTAGATGAAACAAACTTAGTTCCGGGTCAAGACTTATCTGTATATCCGGGCAAAGTGTTTAGAAGACAGGGTGGTGCTCCGGGTCAAGCCATATTTGGTACAAAGTTTCCTAATGTATCAAATGAAAACTTACAACTATTTGATAAAGCTAGAGTGCTTGCAGACGAGAGCACAGGCTTTCCATCATTTGCACACGGACAAACGGGTGTATCAGGTGTCGGTAGAACTGCATCAGGTATATCCATGTTAATGAACGCTGCAAGTGGTAGCATAAAAACTGTAATTAAAAATGTAGATGATTATTTACTTAAACCTTTAGGTGAGGGATTATTTAGATTTAATATGCAATTTGATTTTGACCCTGCTATACGTGGTGATTTAGAAGTCAGAGCACGTGGCACTGA